TTATTTTATTGTCTGCGCCAGCGTCTTCAGAAGCGCTGCCATCTCCGGATTGGTCAGAAGCTTCATCAGAAGCTCGGGATCCACTCCGGCAGGTACTGCGGCTGCAACTGCCGGTTCTGCCTCAACTGCTTCAGGTTCCTCAGCCGCCATTACCTTACCACTGTAAAATGCATTCTCAAAGAGCTCTGCATTGGCCTTGCGGTCCTCATCTAGGATGTGTGAATACTGATCTGTAACCATGGTGGCCTGTGCATGGCCCGAGTCGCCCTGAACTGCCTTGATATCACCGCCGTTCAGCTTCAGCTTATAAGTGATACTGGAGTGACGCAGGCTATGGAACACAACACAGGGCAGATCATGCTTCGCAATCAGCTCTTTGAACATGGAAGTGATCCTGGAATCCTCCGTTGGCATTCCCAGACCATTTGCCATGACCAGATTAAAGTCCTGATACTCAGCTCCAAGCGCTGCCTTGGTATATTCCTGTTCGCGCTTCCAATCAACCAGCATCTCCGCAACGGTCTTCGGAAGGAAGACCTTACGGGTACTGGTTGCTGTCTTCGGCTTTTTCAAAACCAGAACGGTTTTGTTACTGGCCCTGAGCTCCGGGAAGGTCGTAATCACATCCTTCTTTTCCAAAACCGACATATGGCTTTTGTCCACACGCTGAAGTTCCTTATTTACAAAGACATAGGCCTTACCGGCGGCGATACTTTCAGGAGTGATATCTACGCAGTCCCAGGTAAGGCCAAGCAGTTCGCCCATTCGAAGAGAACAGGCAAACGCAAGATTGATGGCAAGCTTCAGTCGCTCATCCTCGCACACCTCCAGGGCATGGAAGAGAGTGGGAGCATCCCAGATCTCACGCTTCTTGGCTTCCGCCTTCGGAACCGTGGCATATACTGCCGGGTTCTTCTCCATCAGATCCCATTTCACTGCCTGATGGAAACAGCTGCGCAGAATGTTATGTATCTTTTTCACGGTTGCCGGAGTCACATAATCAACGTTCTTGGAGCCGCGTTTCTTCGTGATCTTATCAACCGCAGGCGTTTTGAGCAGCGACATATAATACTTCTCAAGGACGCGGGAAGTGATTTCATTCAGTTTCATCGAGCCGATGATTGGAATAATGTAATGGTCGATCAGACTGGTGCAGCCCCCATAAGTGGAGATGGCCCAGGTGGTCTTGCCGTAAAGCGCCACATATTCCTTCAGGAGATCTTCCAGCGTCTTGCAGTTGGGAACCACCAGTGTTCCGAGTTCTTCTTTATATTCGATCTCTGCCTTACGACGCTTGGCCTCAGCCATGGTCTTATAGGTCTCCCATTTCTGTTTTCTCTTGCCGTCTTCGGCATCGTACTGATATACAACGCAGTAACGATTTTTTCTTTCAACAATTGAAGCCATGTTCAGATCCTCCTTCCTTAATCGTCATGGTTCAGCTTCTGCTGAAACAGGAACCACTGGATATCATCTCTGATGACATACATTTTGTTTCCATATTTCTTTGCCTCCAGCTCTCCGCTTCGGATCAGCTCACGCACTTCGTTATATGTAATATCGAGCAGGATTGCTGTCTCCTGAAGATTATAAGCGGCTTTGTTGTCCGGGACCTTCAAGCGCGGCTTTTCAGCTTCTTTACGAAGCTCCTCAATCTGTGCCTGTTCTGCTTCGGAACGGTCGCATAATTTGCGATACATGCGCTGACCGGCGTACCAGCGTTCAAAGCTTTCCTTTGTAATACGCTTACGGTCTGCAATAATCTCATATTCAAATACGCCCACATTCTTAGGGCTGGAAAGAATTCCATATACCTCTTTTCGGGTAATCAGCAGAAGTCTTGCCATCTCCGGCATGGTCATTGTTGCCTGTTCGCGTTCGGCATCTCTTGCTCTGTCTTCGGGAGTCCTGTATTTGGACTGACTCTGATACCAGGCTTCAAATACGTCCTTGCGGACACGCTTCCAGGTATCAACCGTAAAGGTCTCGATGTGGCAACGCTTTACGATGTCATAGGCGATTGAGCCATCTACACCGAGCAGTTCTGCAATCTGCGGAATGGAATACGAATAGGCATTCAGTTCCTCACCCGGCGGTGGACCATCTACCTTTTCCCATTTGATCTGGTTCGCATACCATTTTTCAAAGCTTTCAATGACGATCCTCATCTTGCCTTCCACAAGGATCGTATCAAAGAAACCTCTATGTACTAACCAGTAAGATTCTGTCTTACCAAGTCCCAACATCCGCCTCATCTCAGGAACGGACATTGTCGTTCTGTTGCTCTTATCCATGTAAGTCCTCCTTAAATTGATGTATCCAGGCCTGACGACCTGGATACAAAGTAGCGGATGTCTCTTCGAATTGTTAGGATGTCAGCGCTTCATCCACATCCTTGACAAGGTCACATCATATTATCAAGCCAGTCATCAAAGCTCTTCTTGGAGATACGATAGGTGCTGCCGATCTTGAACCAGCGAAATTCCTTTTTTTCAAGCAGCTTATAGGCTGTTCCCCTGGAGATCCCCAGGATCACCTGAATATCTTCAACCGTGTAGGTGCGCTTTTCAGGAAGTGCCTCCGGTGAATTCACATCCATCTCAAATACTTCACATGCTTCCATGTTCATTTCCTCCTATGTAGATCCCCGAGGCCTCGCCTTCGGAGCATTTTCTTTGTCCGGCCCTTACGGAGCCTCAACGGTTTCCGGAATATACATTCCCAGGCTGACCTTCAGGTAGTCATCCACCTGCGCCAGCTGTTCTCTGGTGAGCTTGCCCAGGTAACTGAGCACCCTGCTTTTATCGATGGTTTTGATCTGCTCGAACTCCACCATGGAGGGAGCTGCCAGCGCCCTGTTGTGCTTGATCAGGAAGTGCGTCGGCTGGTTCAGTTTTTTCAGCTGTGTGGTCATCGGCGCTACGATCAGGGTCGGGCAGTAGAAGTTGCCGTCATTGTTCTGCAGGACCAGCACCGGTCTGGTGCCGCCCTGTTCGGATCCGGTGAAGGGATTCAGGTTGGCCATGTAGATATCGCCTCGTCTGAAATGCCAGCCCGGCTGCAGTACATCTTTGTTCTGTCTCATGGGCACCTCCTTAAAACTTCAGTGGAAGAGAGTGGACCTTGCTGGAACCGTTGTAGATCCGAAATACCTGATAGAGGTACTTCTGACTGGCAGGCATGTTCACGCCCATGGCCTTGCCCTCACGGTAGATGGTCAGCGGATCCACACGGCGGAGTCTCAGCACCAGTCGGTGAGGATCAAACTCTCCATAATAAAGATCAACGAAACGGCAGATACCCTGAACAGTCTCACCCCTGAGGGACTCCATATCACCGCCCCAGGCTGTAACCAGGATCTCCAGGGCTTCTCTGTAGCGCTCAGCCCCAAGCTTCTTGAACTGAGTAAATGCTGTGCTGACGCAGGCCAGCTTTTTCTTACCGCGCTTCAACTCATAATCCAGAGCCAGGCCGGTTGACTCAGTGGCTTTCATAAAAGCGATGGCTTCCGGATCTCCGGCATAAACCAGTGCTCGGATCTTGGCTCCAGCGGAGAGAGGAGCAGATGCTCCCGTCTGTGTGGCGAAGAGCGTTGCTTCCTCGCTTTCAGTCATTCCGTAATACACCTTGCAGGTGATGGGAAGGTCATGACCTCTGTTCAGAATCTTTCTGGCTGCGATGGTATGCTGACCATCAAACACGTAATACTTGCCATTGCGGCAGCTGACCTTAGGCTCATTGGCCACTCGCTCATCGAACTCCTTCACGATCTTTCTGACACGCTCGGGATTCAGTTCTCGCTGATAGGTTTCTCTCGGGATGATTAGCTGGGAGCTGTTAATGGTCATCTCACGATAAGTACGTTCCTGTAATTTCATTTCCAAAGTCCTCCTTGTTTAACGTCTCTGAAAAACTTCATGGCCTCGTCCGCCAGCTTCTTAACCTGCTGCTGGCCGGTTCGGCTCTTCAAGTGTTCAGGATATGTAGATTTACAATTGTTCCAGCGCCAGATGGCAGCGCTTAAGGCATCCTCCATCTCATAAAGCATGTCCTCTTCAGTGGTAGGAGCGAGGGAGATAGGGGGCTCAGTTTCAGTAGGTTCCTCTTCAGCTTCTTCAAGGAAAGAGAAAGGAGGAGATTCATCAGGATCATCCTCCGCAGCCGGTGCTTCATCCTTTTTCGGTGGATGCAGGATCTGATCCACTAATATGGGTCGCTCCTCAGGATCCGCTTTTGCTATGGAAGCAATTGCTTTATCGGTGGCTTTGACTCGACCGGAAAGGATTTCTTTGCGGGCACCGGGAACAACTCCCTCCGCAGCATCAACGCCCTTTGCAAACTGTTCCGCTCGAACGACAGTGTTTTTTCCGACGTTGTTCTCTTGAGCTATTCGCTCACAGGTCTTCAGATTTTCGAAGTTCCCATTTTGGGTACTTCGAATTGCTCGGTTTTGATTACCTATTTGCCCGCCGACTGTCAGCTTTTCGGCTTCATACTGTTTTCCAATCAAGTATTTGCGATCTTCAGGTGTAAGATTCCTTCTCCCCAACTGGTTCCTGCAGATCCAAGCAATAGCAGCGAATCGGTCAGGGAATTCCTTCTCGTAAATATCAAATGGGATCTGAATCTCCGGATGCTTCAGCATGATCCGATACCGGTTATGACCGTCCACGATGATACCGTTCCAAGTAACGATTGGGTCCTTGATCCGGCCTTCTTCCAGGATAAGTTGCTCCAAGAGCTGGAATTCTTCTTCCGAAAGTCTCGGTATCTTTTCCTCAAATTCAGGATCCACAATCAGGTTCTCAAGCATTGTGTATTCCTCCTTCGTATGTAAACGGCTGGAATGGTTACCAGCCCTACGTTTCAAACTCCGAGTCTCCCCGGATGTAAGTTTCGTTATATGATCTTTTCGTATTTGTCCTCGACACCCCCGAAAAACAGGGAATACATTCAGTCGTCCGGCAGCTTACCGGGTCCATGGGAATCTCACCCCTCCGTGGTTCTCACCGAGCCGCCCGCAGGCGGAAGTCTCATTATGCCGTGGTGTTTAAGCTATGCCGGAAGCTATCCGGCACTTACCGCTGTGTACCGCTCGTTCCCTCAGTGGGAGTTCATCGCATTTACAACGGAGGTTGCTGCTCATCACGGGTTCGTGACTGAAGAATGTATATTCAGTTTTCAAAGATCAGTCGAAGGAGTGATTGCTCCTTACGTGACCTATTCTAATAGGCCTCGACTCTTGTCGGGAGTGACTGGTGGTCCCCCCTGAGGGGGACTATTTTGAACGTTCCTTACACTGTTTTGGCAATATCCAATAACTCACTTGCAACAGCCAGCAATCTGGAACGCTCTGCCGAATGGTCAAATTCCTTTCCGGTTTCGAGATAATCCAAACTAACGTGGAAATAGCAAGCCATTTGGATATCTAAGTCTCTGGAACCAGCTCTCTTTCCGTGTTCCATTTTCTTAAGATAATCAAGGGTGATACCCAGGGCCTCGGCAGCCTCTTCCTGGGTAAGGCCTCTTAACTTGCGAAGAGTAGCAATTCTTTTTCCATATTCAGTCTGATCGAAATACATTTCTTTTCCTTTCCGCCTGTGCGGAGCAAAAGATACATATACTCGGGACCGGATCCGGCAGCCTGCAAAAGGGTGCACTAAAGAAAGGGTACCGATACTGCATTCCCGAAAAATGAAAATAATCAAATTTTCGGGAGTGAGCAGTATATGTATCCTCGGCCCTTAATGCATGTCAGGCTTTCGATATTTTGTTGTTTATTGGGAGTTGAGTTGCCTGACCGGCGGAAAAGAAAAAAGAGACCACCGACAAGCACTGGGAAACCAAAGAATATGGTTCTCCTATGTTTGCCGGTGGCCTCTCACAAGATATGGTGTAACCAACCGAAAGAAATCCAACTCATAATACGGAAGGGTCTTACTGCTATTGCTGCCTCTTGCCATTATGAGATAAATTGTAATGTATTAAATTTTAGATGCGAGCTTGCCCTCTGGGCGGATGTATCTCTATAACATCGCGTCGTCTTCCCATCATTTTACGAACGGAACAGCATTTACAAGTAGGACAGATTGATTTATATAACCCTTCACTATCCTTGATTGCAGATATTTGAGTTCCGCAGTTACTGCAGTACCACGACATCAGCGAGATGGAGCTCGTTTGCTTTTTTACCATCCAGTTCTCCTTTGTCGTTATGTAGCAGAAGCTACTTCTTTTCTATTTTCCATGTGGATAATTGAAATCAGCATGCTCTGGTTGAAAGTGTTCCTTCTTACAACTGACTTGCACTTATCACATTCCATCCAGCCGTCTGTCTCTTCCAAATAGAGGTTACGATTAATCATGCCACAAAACGGGCATTTGACATCGTATGTCATCATGTACTAATTCACCCCCAGAGAAATTATAATATTCATCACAGTGATTTGATCACATGTTTGGCAACGCCCTGAACAACCAGACGCTTAACTCTGATTTCTTCGTTAGGATATACGGCTTCGTTTCGATAAAGAAGACGAGCTTCCCGCGTCTCCTCATCTATGCCGCCGTAAACTTTCAGCGTGTTTTCGTTATCACCGGTCAAGGCAACAACAATATCGCCAACCTTTGCATCACAATCAGTTCTGATAACGACCATATCTCCGTCATCGATGCCCGCATCAACCATAGAATCACCGGATGCCTCAAGAATATAAAACTGGCCATTCCCGAAAAGGGAAACAGGAAGGCTGATATACTCTTTGACATTTTCTTCTTTCTCCTCCGCAGTACCACACGGAATAGATCCGACAAGCGGACAGGGAGCAGAGTCGGGAGCAAACTTGTTGATCATCGGAGTGCGAATGGTACGAGATTTACCATCATACTCGATCATTCCACGATTATCCATTTCAACCAGGTAGCGAAAGGCGGTTGTTTTAGGGATACCTACGCCCAGTGCGATTTCATTCACAGAGGGAGTTGTATGCTTGTCACAGAAGTATTGATCAACGTATGAAATGATGTTTTCCATCGTTTCAATGCTCATTTTTTTCATGGCTTTAATTCCTTTCAATCGATAACGGAACGCATCGTTCCATTGACTGTATTATAAAACCCCTTGATCCGAAAATCAAGGGGTGACAATTTTAATGGAACGTAGGTGCTCAAAATACCGTGCACCTATCCACGCTTTATTATAATTCAAGAGCGATGCGAGCCATCTCATGATATTTATCTACGACTGGATCCGGCCCCAGAATCTTAATGCTTCCGCAGAAACCGAATACCCAACGATAGAAGGTCGGACTGGTGCAAACCATGACTTTAGCCTGGAAGTGATCATTATCAACCGGAGTGGTATCTACCTCCAGTCCAAAATTATCGATCAGCACCTTCATGGTCGATGTCTTGCAGAGAAGAGTAACCTCCTGCGGCTCATCGGTATCGTACATCCGGAATACGGATTTGCTGTACTCTGCGATGCTGTAATTCTCCGGCTTCGGAACTGCAGGATCCCGGAGAATATCCGGTTGCTTAGCGATACGATCCAGGCGGAAGGTTCTCATAGCCTGACGCTCATCGCAGTAACCGCGAAGATAGTAATAATCACCATCCCACATCAGCGTATATGGACTGACTGTGTAAGGAACACCATCATTTGTCAGCTGTCGGTTCTTGTTGATATCATAGTCCGTGTAGCAGAATGAAATCTTCCTCTTGGTATCGATTGCCTCATTGATAGCATCAACGATGTAGTAGCCACGTTCATTGTCAGATTTAACTCGATCTGAGGCATAGATATGACGGCGAAGTTTTACCGCACTATGGCGAGGCACGAGGGTGAGAAGCTTGTTGATAAGTTCCTCGCTCTTATGCTCGGTAATGAACTTGGAAGAGGAGACTGCATCAATCAGGATCTTCAATTCCGGTACACTGAAAAGCTGTCCATCGAAATAATATTTGTTCTGCGTTGAGTGGATGACTTCTACCTGAAGATCGCAGTCGCTTAACATCAGTAGATCATCACTGATTGTGTTGCGGCTGACCTTAATATCATATTTTTCCTTCAGCATCTTCATCAGTTCGACAGTTGATTCCGGATGATCCGGATCCGTGTTCTGTATTAAATGCTGATAGAGGTATAGAATTCTGAGTTTTGTTCCGTTTTCCATAGTGTTTACCTTTGATTACTTGCTAATAACATAGAATCATTAATCCAATTGCTCATTTTGCAATATACCCTTTTTCATATTTATCTCATTTCGAAAGGCTGATCAATTTTTCTATCCATAATGTTTGTGAGTGCGTTTCAAGTCTAGAACCGGCATCAACATACATCACCATCACATTGTCTGTCGAGGCCACTTTCAATTTATCTGCCAATTCTTTTGCTCGCTTAATTTCAGAAATTGATTTCTTCGGTTCAACTACAATCAGTTTTTTTCCTTCATCAACAAGAGTTCGAATTACACCTATAATATGCTCATCATCTGGGTTAAAACCGAAACCAATAGAGCAAATATAGTCTGATTGTTTAAACATCTCATAGACCTTAACATATGTAATCGACATACTAATAGATGTCATTGGTTTGGTTCCACTTTGAGTAAACATCAATGGTACAGTAAAATGTTTCTCTTCCGGCAAATCATCTTCGCTTAAAATTTTGTTTATATATGGATCATATAGCTGACGCGTCGAACCGTTTAAAAAACAGATGTTAGTACCTAAAATTCTTGATATCAAATCAGTATAATTAGTGGTTGCTATCATACTAATTTCCAACAACTGCCGATCAGCAGCTGTTTTCAAATCATCATAATAGCCCTGACGATTAATATCAACAGCAGAACATTGCTTATTAATGTAGTCCTTGACTGTCTGCAAAAAAATGCTTATCTTACAGAATTTGTTCCATTCAACTCTAGGACAATATAAATAGTGCCAATGACTATCAATTAGTGTTTTATAGTCAAGAACGGATGCAAAAATATTCTCCAGTAACTTTCTCGCAAAGCGAATCACAATTGCTTCATCAGTGTTTCCTGATAAATCCGGACATTCTAGAAGAAATTCAAGTCCTACAACACCTGTAGAGCTGTAATTCAATTGCATTATCTCTCCCAGGTCATCAAAAAGATCAATTTCATCATCTTTCTGTTTAAACAGATTTTCGTTTATTTTTCGAGTGAGCGTCTCTCCAAGCGCCCCGATATGTAACTGTAGAATCGAAATCAGAATCTTACTCAATGAATTCCTTTGAGAAGGTTGCATGCATTTTTTGTTCTTATACACTAATAAAAGAGCAGAGAAATAATGGTTCCCAAAAAGCTTATTTCCTCCGCTGAACTCATCTGTGAATGTAATGGTTTGGCTCATAGAAACATTACTAGGCAATCGACCAATTAGTTCTTGAAAAGCTGCATCTACATCTTGGCCTTCCGCTTTCATTTGTTCAACTATCCAAAGAGCCAAGTCATCGAATTCGTTTAATTTTGCAATTATCGTATTGCGATTATGCTCTATGGTATCTTTAATAATGCTTTCAAATACACTTTTGCCAAAAGTTCCAATACTTCTAGTCCTATAATCAATCGGTAACCAAGAAGACGCATAATGTGTGGTCGGATCAATACTTTCACGCACTTGCTTAAAAGCTTCCTTAGCTGCAGTGGAGTCCTGACGAAATACCTCTAACGCAAATGTTCCTCCAGATGGCATATTATAGCTAATTTCAGCACCTGCCCCGAATAAAAAGCCAATTTTCATTCAGATTACCTCCTCATGATAATTAAATTATGACAGTTTTTCGATAATAACATTTATCCAGATCTGTTTGCTCTGCAAATTTCGCACATCGTTGGACAACCAGCACTCTTTTAGGCAAACATTAGAAAATGCAGATAGTATTTTGTTTATTTTTTCTTCAGTCATATCACAAAAAAATCGACTACTATTTACCTCAATACGTTCTTGTGTACCGTATTTCCAGGAAGCATACAGTATGCCACCAGAAAGAAGACTGCCAAATATTCTTTGCAATATATTAAATAATTCCACTTCAGGGACATGTAAAAGCGAAGCACATGCCCATACACCATTGAAACAATGATTGAAATCTATCTCATTGAACTTTTTTAATAATACTGGTTGCTTGATAAGCTTACTGGCTGCATCACACATTGCTTTCGAGCCATCCATTGCAGTAACAATGTAATATTCTCAATGAACAGACAGTAATCGAATTCGCGTCCATTGATTTCTCGATTGTTATACACAACAATATTATTGGGAAGATACGTACTCAAAGAGTCCCATACCTTTGCCTCTCCATGATATGAAGGTTTCTGGTCGATCATCTTAGCCATGAAATCATTCTCCTAACTGAATGTAAAAATCTATCTATTCAGACACCGTTCTGCGCACTGATATACTTCCCACTTTTAATCCGTGCATCTTTTGGTTTTTCTGCATTTGCTGGGATTACCCAATAACAACCAATTTTAGTTGCTCCAGCTATACGGCCTTCAGAACATAAAACATTTATACGTCTTGCTGAAAGTCCCCACTTTTCTGCCGTTTGACTAATTGATAAGTATTCCATAATTCAATCTCCATATCATGCGAGAAATAACAATAATCTATACTACAGTATAGTCTCAACCTCGAACAAAATCAATTAATTTGCACATCTCTATTGCTCAAAATTCTTGTCACCTCGACAATTTTTCCTAATTCGGTACAATATTTGCAAGCAGGGTGCGCGGGCGCCCTTTTCGGAATTTCCATCCCTAAAACTTGTTGGGATAATCCCAATCCCTTATCGATCATCGCAGGCGATGGCTACGCATTTCTTCGAAACGCTATAGAAAAGCTACACAAAAACGCACACAGAAACCTACACAAAAAAAGACACCGGATAGCAGCCAGGCGGGCCACTATCCGGATTATCTCATCGATCTTTTGTTGTCTTCTTTTTCTGATTTTCCTCATCAGCGTGATCTTCAGCATAGAGAGTTGCGATGTTTCTCTGTGCAATCAGAAGCTCCTGCACCTCGTCGCGGACCTGTCGGTATTCCGCATACATTCTCTTCTTGTCAGTAAGGACCTGGGCGTATTCAGCGCTCAGGTCTTTTACTTTTGGTATCTTTTTTACGCCAAGTTCATCGAAGGCTTTCTTCGCTGCTTTATGAAGGGTGATGGCTTCCCGGTGTTCTTCCAGGAAGCGTTTGCTGTAACCGGACCTGCGGTATTCTTCATAGACAGCTCTGGTCTTCGAGTAGTTGACGATGTGTTTTTTCAGAACGCCGATCTCGACGAGTCTGGTTTCTGCCTTCTTGATATCGGCAAGCAGAGCATCACGCTTGGCAACACCGACTGCAGCTGCAGAATCTAGATCTTCAATAGAGTCCAGGCCTTTATCTCTGAGGAAGAGCAGCGTCTGGGACATCTGCTTCAGATTGAACTTCTTTGCCCAGCGCTCATAACCGGCACCACGCTTCTGAAGCTTTGCCTGAATATCGATAACAAGGCTGAACCGCTTTTCGGCTTTCGGTATAACAATAGGCGTATGCTCGGCGGTACCATCAAGTACTTTTCTTAGCTGTGCCTCCCGATAACCTTCCGGAAGTGAACTCAGCCGGATGAACCGTTTCTGATCTTTTCCTCGAACAGATACATTCTTTCCTTGCTTGATTTCATATTCCGCAGCTTCCAGCATCTGCAGAAATTCATAGAAATCCTTCGGTTTCTTTTCTGCATTTAAGATGCGGTCAATATCCTCGCACAGCTGATCTCTGAGTTTCGGACGGCGAGGGAAGACGGTCCGTTTCTGTCGTTCGCTGTAAGGCTTTGGGGAGATAATGGATAAACCATGCTTCAGGCAGAGCGCATCGCTCAGTCTCTGCAGTGCCAGTCCGGACAGATGAAAATCCTGAAACTTTCTGGTGCCGTCCAGGGCAGTGGAGTTGAAGATGACATGGTTATGGATATGTGCCCTGTCTGTATGCGTCGCAACGATGAAGGCGTATTTGCCCTTGGTGAAGCGCATGGCCAGTTCATAGCCCAGACGATTTGCTTCTTCAGCAGTGATCTCGCCGGGCTTAAAGGACTGACGGATCTGGTATGCGATCACATCACTTTGCTGTTCACGGCCGGTGATCTGCTGATATTTTCTCTTGGACAGCATGAACTCTTCATCGACTGTCATAGGGTCACACTCATAGGCAGTGACCAGATTTCCTTTCTCTGTTTTCTCCGGATTCTTTGCGTAATCCGTGCGGTCACCCAGACATTGGGCTACCGATTTTCCTTTATTTGCATGCAGAGCAATGAATCTAACTGCAGCCATATCCATTTCCTCCTTTCCAAAATTAAAAGCTTCGTTGGTTTGTCTTATATCAAAACCTGATATTTGAAAGCTTTCGATAGTACTTGATAATAAGTTCCCATTTAATAGTTCACAAGAAGAATTTCCAACAGGATTCCCCAAAAAAGAAATAGCCGGTGCTCCAAGCAAGCAGCATGAACCGCTGGCTATATAACATGTGACGCAAAAGCGACCAACTTTTCACGGTTGATCGCTTTTGATTTGAACATTATTTAATTTGAGCTTGCACAATTAATTCTGCTAATTCCGATATCACAGAATACTCTTTCCTATTGACTATTGTCATTAAGAAGTGAACATCTATTAGAATGCCTTGGACCTTTTCGTAACTCTTTTGATTGCTTTTCCAGTTTCCCGTCGCATTTCCTATCCATCTAAAATGGGATTGTTCTCCCCATTCCATTGAATCGTATGGCATTAAAAATGCGTTATATGTTTTGAAGCTGTCACCGTGAAGTTTCTTGAATTTTTCTTGTTCTGCAATGAACTCGCCATAGGTGATCTGCTTGTTTATATCCGTTGACTTGGGCAGGTGTAAAAGAGCAGGAAGAATGAGAACGCGAGCCGAACGAACCTGCAAAAAGCTGTTTTTTCCTGCAAATCGCATCATAAAGCCATTTTTCGGGTGATTTTGAGGCGGAAAACAATGAGAACAGGTGCATTTCGGCGCCCGGATTAAAATGAGAAAACCGACCGATTTCCGGCCGGTTTTTGTGTTTTTGTGGGTGTTTTGCGACAAGGCTGAAAGGGCCTTGCAACGGCTTTGCAAAACGGGCCGTGCCGCGCGGCGCGTATTTTTTAAAAACAGGGCGAAAACGGCGGTGCAAAGCCATTTTTTACACTTTGCAATGCTTTTAAAATCCGCTTTGCAATACAATAAAACAAGCCGTTCCAGAGATGGGATTTCCCTCTCTTTGGAACGGCTCTTTTTTATCTTTAATCGCTCAAAAATGAGCGATTAAAAAATCAGTGAGCGATTAAGGTAAAATGCGGTTTCATAGAGATAACAATATTAGATATCAATAATATAATGAGCGATTGAAATATGGATTTTAGAACCACTCGGGGTCCAAAATACCTATCACTTTTCCGTTCACGCGAATGTCCTCTTTCATGGGAATCGGCTTGTATTTTTTGTTAAGGGAAAGGAGCACGCCATCCCCAAGTTTTTTGATGTATCCCAGCCCATCCATCGTCACAACAACAATGTCTCCTGGTTCTGCGGGTTCAAAGTTCACCAGGGCAATATCACCATCGTGGAACTTTGGCTCCATACTGTCACCGGAGACCGGAACGGCAAAGGCTGTGCGCCGAATCAACTCGTTATCCTGCACCAGATATTCTGTAAATGATTCAGGCCCCAGGTATACTCCTAATCCGGCAGCCGACGGCTGCTCCGAAACCTTCAACGGAGTCATGTTCGGAAAGTCTATTGTATTGTTTTCCAGTTTGTCAGTCTCTTTTTCGGCTGGTGCGCGTTGAGGAAATTTGATAACAGTTTTGACAATAGTCTTTTTGCAAGCTTCTAATGTATAGTTCATGAAATCAAGCACGAGTTGCTTGCCGTGTTCATCCAGTTGTCTGTATTTTTTTACAAGCGTCTCCATCTCCTCAGTAGTCGCGTGACACTCATAATGCTCGCGCATTTCGTCTTGAAAAATGAAGTTTGCATCAACCCCAAGAGCGTCCATTATTTTACTCAAAATGGTCATACTTGGGTCATTCACACAATTCTCATATCCCGAAATGGTGTTTTTGGCACAGCCGACCAACTCTCCTAATTCAGCTTGCGTTAATCCTTTAAGGCGACGAGCCTCTTTCATTCGATCGTTATATGCCATATTAATCACCTCGAAATACAATTCCTATTTAAGTATAGCAAAAAAATGAGATAACACAACCAAGAAATCCATAAAACGCGAACTTTTTAAATATGAAACTATTGACAATATCATAAAATATGACTATTATGTAATTAAAGTTCATGAAACCCGATATTTAAAGGAGGGAGAACTACTGTGCGTAAAGTAACTGGAAACGCGCCGGTGTCCGACAACATTGCACGCATTTTAAATGAAAAAGGTCTCAAACAGGCCGCTGTAGCCAAGAAGGCTGGATATTCGAGGCAAGTCTTTTGCAACATAGTGAACGATTACAGGAACATTCTTCCGCAAGACATCATGAGGATTGCATCGGCGCTTGAGGTTGAGCCTATTGAGCTCCTTAACAAGGAAAAGAGCAAAGGAGCTTAGCTGATGAACTTCCACTACGAACTAAGGAAAAGCAACTGCCGGAAGGAGCTGAAGCGCCGGACCGGCCGGAGCCTGGACATTCTGGAAGTGCGGAGGCACGAACTGACGGCAGCATGTTCCCCCAAGTGGGCACCGTGCCGGATTCGGTACTATCCCGCCGTGGGCCGCATCTACATCCACGGTCCGGCGGGGCAGTATATCGGCTGGACGGACACACTGGCCGCCGCGATCGAGCTGCTTGCCCACGCCGATACAAGCCAAGTATTGCCCGGAAACGGGCTTTTAAACGGAAAGGAGCCACTGCAATGAAAAAGTACCAACTGACCGGCCAATCCATCTATGTTGGCGAGACCTACAACCATGACGGGGACCTGTACCGGGTGGAAAGTTTTGACGAAGGGTACACCGAGCCGAAGGTGACGCTGCGGCGCATCAAGGACGGGACGATCTTCGACGTAGAGGCCCCGGCCCTGTTCCTGACGCCAACGGGCGTGCAGCTGCTGTGGCCGAGGGAAGTAAACCGGTTCTGCTCCACGCTGGAGCAGGCGGTCTGAAGGAGGGGGTACCGATGAGCGAGTTAAAAGGCAATTTTAAGGCCGCTTATGATGTGGTAAAACGCGCGGAGCGCTGCGTGCTTCTCCGCAGTAAGGCTGCGAACCCATCGCACACCTACGCCGTGGGCAACGTAGACGGCAACGGTCTTGTATTTGGTCTTGTGCTGAAAACAGACCCAGAGGCAGCCGTGCGGGAGTTCCGCACACGGTCTTTCCCGAGTTGGTCGCCCTGGAATACATCCAAGGCTTGACACGCCCCGAAAAGTACGGAACATAGAAGCCGAAACGGCCCGGTGGGCCGTCTGCCGGGACCGGCCGCCCGGTACTGATGATGGCAGGCCAATAAAAAAACCCGCACGAGGCGGGCAGAAAGGAGAAGAACATGAATAACCGGGACAAAAACACACGCGAAAACTGCGTCGGGGATAGGGAGGTTCAGATTGAAGCGAGGTTTGGTATGCCGCTTGTAGGCGACAGGGCATTCCCGGGCACAGCCTGGTATAAGGTAGATGTGCAAACCGGAAAGGTCACGATTCACTACTATGAAGATGGAGAAAAAACCGAGGAGTTCGACATCAAGGAAGTTGCGCTCTCCGGTGAGCCCATAGCATTAGCACTGAAGTCATTTTAAATACCAATCTTCAACCAATCCTTTTGTATATAGATACTGTACCTCAAAAGAACCTTGTTGTTGAGATGTGGTTTCGCCCATCAATCGCAACACAATACCCATGGATTCTTCCGACAGATTCCACTTATTCACAATCTCACCAAGTTCACTATTATAGCTATCAATTGGCTCTCCGTATAGAACTTCAAAATAGTCTTTGACTGCTTCATATTCTGATAAAATATCTCCGTGTTTTTCAGCAGTACGCAACTTATAAGGGATGGTATCACGAACTTCAAAAATTACCTGATTCAGTGTACGCTGATCTTTAAATTCTTCAATGCGAGGGTTATCGAATTTATAAATCACCGAACAGACAGCGCAATTATTATTCAATGGAAGCTTATCATATCCACCGATATATTCACTATCGTAAGAGGCATCTCCATATAGATTGTCTAGTACTTTTTCATCACCAGCAATTTCAATAGACAAGGTGTTGGCAACTTCTTCTGCGGACATGCCAAAACGCAACTCGGAGGGGAATTGCAGAGTTGAATAAGGATTTGTATCTGTCGTAGAGGGGCTACAAGCAATTAGAGAAAAAAGAACTAAAAGCCCAACCAACATTATAGCTACAGACCTTTTCATAATATACCTCCTCGAAAATAGACTAAAAATAACTATTAAAATTATACAACATATCAGTTGATAAATCTACTTTTAATTGTCTAAACGTCCATAATAGCCGAAACAGCCCTGCGGGGCTGTCGTGCGGGGGCTGACCGCCCCGTGCCTGATGATGGCAGGTCAAGGCAGGTGATAACTTTGAAAACGGTTTTTAGTCCAAGCCAAGCAGCCGTTTTAATGGAATGCGGAGTCGCAACCGTTAAGAGAAAAATCGGCTCGGGAGGACTTGAGGCGACACAAATCATAAACAAGAATGGCCGTCCGCAGTACCAAATCGCAATATCCTCCCTCCCCCTCGACGCCCAGCATCGCTGGTACATGCAGCAGGGCGAAAAGGCGGAGGCAACGGCGGCGCTGGAGACGGCGTCCGCCGCATCAAAGGCGGGCAAGCGCCCGCCGGGCCGCAAGGAACTGGACGCATACACGGTGGAACAGCGCGGCCAGATCGCGTTCTGGATGGATACCGTGGCGGAGTGGCGGGAGTTCCGCCGCGGCTCCGGCAAGGCTGAGGAGACGGACCGGGATTTCGTCGAGCGGCTGAAGGCGCGGCATCCGGGGCTGCAGATCAGCAAGGCAACGCTGTACCGCAAATGGCAGGCCGTGCGCACGGGAGACTGGGACAGCCTTGTGGAGAACCGCGGCAAAGCCCGCAAGGGGCAGACCAGCATCCATCCTGCGGCATGGGAAGTGTTCTGCGGCATCTACCTGCAGCAGACAAAGCTGAGTGTGGAGCGCAGCATGGAGCTTACGGAAGAATGGGCGATGCAGAACGCGGTGAACGCGCTGCCGCTCCCATCGGCGGCAACGTTCCAGCGTGCTGTGCGGGAGAAGATCCCGCCGGAGACCCTGTGCTTCACACGGGAGGGGCCGCGAGAATGGTGGACACAGTACAGCCCGTACATTGCCCGGCGCTACGGCAATATGGTGAGCAACCAGATGTGGGTCGGCGATACGTATACGCTGGATATCTTCACCCTCGCAGAGAGCGGGCAGGTGCACAGGATGTACTTATCTGCCTGGGTGGACGCACGCAGCGGCATTTTCACAGGCTGGAGCCTTTCGGGAGAAAGCAAGAGCCAGAACAGCGTGAACGCGCTGCGTGACGGCTGCGTCCGGCAGGGCACGATGCCGCTGGACAACTTGTACACAGACAACGGCCGGGAGTTCTTAACATTCGATTTCGGCGGGCGGGGCCACCGCGCAAAGGCGGTACTTGCCAACGGCGAAAAGCCGTTCCAGCCGCTGACCATCATGCAGCGGATGGAAGTGGAAATGACGAACGCCATCCCGAAGAACTCACGGGCGAAGGTGGTGGAACGTTCTTTCAAGGCGCTGAAGGACCGCGTCATGCGGCTGTTCCCCACGTTCACGGGCGGTTCCCCGGCCGAACAGCCGGAGCAGCTGAAGGCGATCCTGAAATCCGGAAGAAAGGTACCCACGGATGCCGAAGCACGGGACACCCTGGACAAGCTCATCCAGTACGATCTCAACTATTCAAAGTACGACGGCCCGGTGGTGAAGGACAAGGGCAAGCGGAAAATTGACGTATACAACGAGTACAGCGTGCGGGAGAAGATACCCGCAGACCCGGCGGTGCTGCGGCTGATGCTGATGCGCAGCACAAGGCCGCTGAAGGTGGGCCGCGCGGGCGTTGTGACCGTCATCAACGGTGTGCCGCTGAAATTCTGGAATGCCGACGTCCGGCACTACATGGACCGGAAGGTATACATCCGGTACGACCCGGCGGATCTTTCAGAGGTGCGGCTGTACGACGCGGAAACGGACGCATACCTGATGACGGTGGAGCGCAGTCCGTTGGAGGCGGACTACGGCGAGGACCCGGAGGTGCTGAAGGAGCTGCTGAAGCTGCAGAGGCAGACGCAGCGCGCTGTACGCAACGAAGCCCGCGCACTGCAGGCACGCGGCGAAGACATCGACCCCGTGGCCCTTGCACTGGACATCGCGGCGCGAAACGCGGCCGGGCCTGTGGCAAAGAAAAACATCAAACAGACGCAGATCTTGTACGACCGCGAGGCCGGGCAGGCTCCGGCGCTGCCTGTAGCGGTCGGAGACCCCGGAGATCTGGATATCGCACAGATGAACCGCAACTATTTAAAGTGGATGGAAGGAGCAGACGACGATGGAGAAGAGATATAACAAGGAGCTGCAGGAACGGACAAGAGCGTATGTCGAGGCCGGGACCAGCCAGGCGGAGCTTTCGCGGCGGCTGGGTATGAACAACAGCAGCTCACTGAGCCGGTGGCTCAACAGCTCGTACAACGGCGACGTGGAAAAGATCGAGAAGGCGCTGGAGGAATATTTCCGGGCGCAGGAGGCGGCCGAGGAGATCGCCGAAAAGGCAGCGCCGTACCGCCCGGACGTGGACTATGTGCCCACCAGCATCAGCGAGGACGTATTTCAGAGCATCCGCTACTGCCAGCTGCACCGCTGTGTGACGGTGCTGCACGGGGACGCGGGCGTGGGCAAGACCAAGGGCGCGGAGAAGTTCCTGCGGGAAAACCCCTCCAGCACTGTGTACATCAGCATGACGCCCAGCACGGCATCTTTGAACGGTGTGTGCAGGGCACTTGCAAAGGCTTTAAAAATCGGCGGCAAACACAACCGGATGGATATGATGGAGGAGGTGCGGACACGCCTTGCGGGCACAAATAAGGTGGTGATCGTGGACGAAGCGCAGCACCTGAAGCTGCCGGCTATCGAAGAGCTACGGTCGCTGAGTGATCCGGACATCGTGACCGGTACGCCGGGCAACGGCGTTTGCCTGATCGGCAACAGCGAGGTGTACGACCGCATCCGCGGCAAGGCGCAGGCGGAATTTGCACAGATCTTCACGCGGGTGAAGATGCCGCGGCAGTACCGCTCCAGCCGGATCACAAAAGAGGATGTCCGCAGCCTTTTCCCTGCCGTAAGCGACGAAAAGGAGCTTGCAGTGCTGCTCGGCGTCGCGCGCAGCGTGTACAGCATCCGGACGGCACAGGACATCTACATGAAGGCAGTCGAGCTGAACGACACGAGCTGCGAGGGCCTGCGCAGGGTGGCAAAGGCCCTGCAGGTGAACCCCGCGCTGTAAGGAGGGCTGAGGACGATGAAAACGATGAAAACGATGAAAACGGTTGTTGTATTTTTAGCCGGAGCCGTGGCGGGGCTGATGCTGGCGGCGTGCCTGACGGTGCAGAGTTCCCGCCCCGACGTAATCGGCGGCGAGGCCCTTATCCTGCCGCTGATGGCACTGCTGCTGTATGTGGGCTACGAAGCCGGACGTCTGGCCGCGCTGGCGCAGGCGGAGCAGCGGAGGCGCAGAACACGGAAAGGAGGATCACTGAATGGTTGATTTCATTGCAACCCTTATCGCGCTTGTTGTGTACTGTGGCTTGTCATGGCTCGTGACAGCAGGAATTATCAAACTGATCACGCTGTGCTTCGGCTGGTCGTTTTCCTTGCTGACGGCCACGGGCATCTGGCTGATCCTGGCGCTGGCCAGAAGCGTATTCAAGAACTGGTACAACAACAAATAACCGGGGCCATCCGGCCCCGCCGTAATGCAGCCGCGCCGATGGCGCGCCGGTTCCAAGCCCGGAAAATGCAGAGGACGGAAACGGAGGTGGAAACAACGGAAAAACAGGAAGAAAAGGCATCGGAAATTCTGGCCCGCGCCGCGAAGTTGCTGAACGACGCCTCAAAAGTATACGAAGCAAATTTCGAGCTGATGAAAGAGCAGGACGCCCTGCAGCAGGACCTGCTGCACAAGCTGGAAATCGAAAATCTTACGCGGGATGAGCGTGCGAAGCTGGCCGCAGAGCTGCGTGACTGCCGCAGGCTCCGGCGTAAGTACAAGGACGTTGTGGAGGAGCTGGAGCCCATCGCAGGGTATTACGGCACCGCCGCCGGTATGCAGGCGGTAAAGCAGTTGTCCCGGTTTGTGGGCGAGCTTCGGAAGGTGGAAAACTACCACCAGAACCGTCACTACGTTCCCAGATTCGGGCGCGTCAAAGGAGATGACCAGGATGCTGAGTGAACAGGAAAAATCTGAAATCCGGGCGTCATACAGAAACGCGATCGACCCGCGCCAGCAGGTGAAAATCCTGTCGCAGCTGTATCTGGTGAGCCGTGAGGAAATTCTGGACATATTGGGGCCGCTTTCCAAGTCCGCCCGCCCAAAACCGAGCCGGAAGGGCCAGCCGAGACGCATCTATGCGCCGGAGTTCAAGGCAGAGGCAATGGAGCGCCTGCGCTCCGGAGAATCTTTCCGGCGGGTGGCTGAGGATATGAGCGTCAATGTACGGACTATGGCTACGTGGGCCTATCAGATGCGAAGAAAGGAACGAGAGAAAAATGCCAAACTGTAAGTTTTGCGGTAAGCCCGTAATATCCGCGCGCGTGATGCACGCGCACTGCTGGGAGCAGAAAGTCATGGAGCTGATGGAAACTGTCTGTGACAGCTATTGCCGCTGGCCGTTGGAATGCAGGAGTTCCGAAGAGCTGGAAGAAAATCACTGCAACGGCTGCGTGCTGATTCAGGCACTCAACCTCGGGCTGTGAGTGCTGGAAAAGGCCCCGCGCACGCGGGGCCCGGCACTCAATCCCAGACGATATCCAGCGGCGGCTCATCCGGATGGAGGTTGTTCCATGCCTCAGCGATGTCCAGCGGCGCAAGCGCAAATCCCTTTTTGGAAATATGTGCACCGTAGCCCAGACCGGCAAGAGCCTTGCACACTGTGGCGGCGACACCTCGGGACATGTCTGTGAGCCATGTACGGATCACGATGGCTCGCAGCTCGGAGACTGCCTGCTGCTTCAGCATACCAAATTGCCGCGGCGAATCATCGTCCCGGAGCACAACGCGGCCGAGCAGAAAGTCATATACACCGGGGTCAAAGTCTTTTCCGGCATTCCAGTCTGCAACCAGATTCGCCAGCACAGTGTGCGCCGGCTCCGGATCAACGGCTTCGGCTTCGCGGACTACGCTTTCGCCGGCGCATTCAATAACGAGGGCGCGCAGTTCATCAACGGTCACGGGACCGCCTCCTTTTTTCTCCAGTATACGGCAAACGGTCCTCTTTTTCAATCCGGACAATGTACGCGGAGCCGCGGCCCAAGAGGGCCGGCGTGGCTGGTCGTAACGGCAGCTCCGCGCCAAAAGCCCCGCCCGGGACGAGAAAACCGGGCGGGGGTCTTTAAAGGAATATGGCACGGCATGGCTTACCGTACCACATGTACAGGATACCACGGCCCGGCGGCCGTTTCAACTCTGTTTTTTTTAGGAGCGTGATAGGATTGACCATTCATCAATGGCGCAGCCTGCGCCGCAACCGAAGATGCAGATACTGCGCACATTCCCGTGTCTTTCATGGCCGAGATGGAGACCTCTATTTCTGCGAGGCCAAAGGAAAGCTCGTGTATGAGGGCCTGCCCCGCTGCTTCTGCCAAGTATACACGGTGGAGGAGGATTCCTGATGACGTTGAAAGATTGTACCAAGGCGGAGCTACTGTGGATTATCGACCGGCTGCGCAATCGTGGTTTGTACCGGCTGGATACTATCATCTCCATCGCTTTGAACGATTTAGAATATCAGCGTGAACAAAAGAAGCTGGATGAAGCCGACCGATTGAATGAGGAGTCCGCACGACTTCGGCAACAGGCGGCGGAGCTGCTGACGCCATACGAAGGCAAGTCCATCCTGGACGTCCCGGCAGATGTGCTTGACCATGCGTCTGCCATCCTTGAGGAAGCGCAGACGCTGGATAAGAAATGGAACAGGCTCATGAAGCTGTGAAAGGAGTGTTCTATACCATGGAACAAATAGACATGACAAAATATCTGCCCTGCACTGCCCGTCTGGTGGGCGGCACACTGTACATACTGGACAGCGAGGGGCGTGTGCAGCGTCGCCTGGACCCGCTGGAAACGGCCATCAAGTGGTTCCAGATGAGCAACGACGCCTTCTATGCACTGTACGGCGTGAACTGGGTCCCGAAAGAACCGTACTATTCGCAGGCGCGCCGGATGGTACATTCGGGAGGCGGCAGCCATGCGTGAGGCGGCCTGCGGGGACGGTAAAGGGCATACATTCTCGTGGGCGCTTTGGTACGGCGGCGGTCGTGCGGCAAAAAGTACGCACCAGTGGAAGAGGCCAAAGTAAAACGAAAAATGCCGCATCCGGGGCTGTGCCCCGGCCGTAATGCAGCCCCCTGTCCTTTCGGGCCGGGGCCGGTCCCAAGCCCGGAAAATGCAGAGGGCGGAAATTTTTGAAGGGATGTGGATACATATGGCAAGAAAAAAGCTACACCGGGAGCCTGTGCTGAAGGATTGGTCGGAAGTGAACGACGCACTGCGCAGCATCCACGAGTACGAGCATGCGCTGACGGAGATGGGCGTGGACATGTCGCGGCGGATCGACGCCGTGAAGGCTGAATACACCAAAAGCGCGGAGCCTTTGCAGAAGCGTGTCAAACAGCTGGAAACGGACGTTCAGGAGTATGTGGAGGCACACCGGGAAGATATGGCCGGGAAAAGCCGCCAGCTGACGTTTGGGCGTGTAGGATTTCGGCAGTCCACGCGGTTGATTTTGGCGAATGCGAAGGTCCCGCAGGCCATCGCCACGCTGCTGGCCATGGGCCGCAGGGAGCTTGTAAAAACAGAGCAGAAGCTGGACAAAGAGGCGCTGAAGCAGCAGCCGGAGGAAGTTCTGGAGGCCGTAGGGGCGTACCTGAAAACCACAGATGAATTTTTCTACGACACGGACGACGCCGTGCCGGAAGAGTAACAAGGAAGGAGGCGGCCGGGATGGGTGCGCTGGATGTAAGCAAGGGAACGGTAAAAAGCATCTATGCCCTGGGTGCAAAGCTGGGGATGGTGGAACGTGGCGGAGGCCATGCGGACGCGCTGCACGCGCTGGTACAGGGCCTGACCGGCAAAGAAAGTATCACTGCATTGACCCCGGCCGAAGCGCAGGCGGTGCTGGCGGAGCTGCGGCGGCGCAGCGCCCCCGCGGCCGCACCGCAGAAAAAGCGGGCACGGAAGTACGAGGCACTGCCGGGCGGGTTGAGCGAGGGACAGCAGAAAAAGGTCTGGTACTTGATGTATCAATTGGAAAAATATGATCCCGCGCCGGAGGGCGTACAGCTGCGGGACAGGCTGTGTGGGCTGATCAGCCGGCAGTTCGGCGTGACAGCCTTCCCCACCCAGCCGTTCCGCTTTTTAACATTTTCCCAAGGCAACGCCCTGATCGAAGGCCTCAAGAAGCTGACCGAGCGCAAGGAGCTGGAATACCTGCACAGCGACCGATACCGCCGGGATGCAGAGGTGGTGCAGCATGAATGTTGAGCTGCTGGAACTGCTGGAGCTGGATGACTTGCAAGGTGAGGCGCGTGAGCTGGCGGAGTGCATTGGAATGGAAGCTTTCCGGCGGCTGCTGGAACGTTATGGCGGTACCGGAAAAATGTATATCCCACAGCCGGATAAGGTAGTGATCCCTGTGCGGGATGTGCTGATCCGCCGGGAGTACAACGGATACAACACCTATGAGCTGGCGCGCAAGTGGAAGCTGAGCGACGCATATGTACGGCAAATCGTCAAGGATAAGGCGGCGGAGATCCGCCGGGCACCACCGGATGGGCAGCTGACATTTGACGACCTCCCGCAGAAAATTGGGAGAAATAGTTCACCTGAACAGTCTATAAAAGATAAGGTATGATGAACTCACAACGAGGGCATCGTACCTTATCTTTTTTTGTATTTACGGAGGAAACCGCAATGACGTTCGACGCCGGGACATGGTGGCTCATAACGATCATCGTGACAACGGTGGTGGGGCTGGTAGGATTTCTGTTCGGGCGCTCGGTGTTCCGGCAGCTGGATGAGAACCGGGCGGACATCAAGCAGGTGCGGGAAAATTACACACCGCGCGACGATCACCAGAAGGATCTGGAACGGCTGCGCACGGCACACCAAAAAGATGTTGAAGCGCTGCGCCGTGAAATGAAGGAAATGCGCACAGAGATGCGCACGGAGATCCGGCAGATGAGCGACGATGTGAAAGACATCAAGGAAAATTGCATCCGGCGCGAGGAATTTGTTTCGCACCAGCTGAAGCTTGAGAACAAGCTGGACCGTCTGATGGAGTTCATGATGAAGCAGGGAGGCAACTGAGATGGATGAAAATGAACTGCGCCGGAAGATGCAGGCCGGCGAGCTTGCAGCCAACAACGGGACTGTGATGCGCACGCTGGCCATCGCGGGCTGCGATTTCAAATTTTTAAAGCTGAAGAGCCTGCTGCTGGCGCTGGCGGGCGGCATGGACCGGATGGCGCTGTGCAGCAGCATCAACTACCTGGCGGACAGCGGATACCTGCAAGTGCGCTGCATCGAGGACAAAGCCCCGTCCAGCGTTTCGGACGCGGAGCTGGAGGACCTGGAGGTCAAGCTGACGCCGCGCGGCATCCAGCTGCAGCGCTGCGTGAAGAAAGACCCGCTGGTGGATATGTAGGAGGGCTTGCGGATGGGACGGCGAAAAAACAGGAGCCGCAGCAAGATCAGCCAACTGCCGCCGGAGGTCCGCAGCACAGTGGACGCCATGGTACAGGACCCGGCAGACTTCACATACAACGACATCCGGGAGTACCTCGCCAGCCTTGACGTACAGATCAGCAAGTCGGCCATCGGGAACTATGCCCGCAACCTCATGGACAGTTTGGAGGCGCTGGCAGTATCCCAGGAAAGTATAAAGGCCATGATGGAGACGGCTGCGAAAGTGCCCGAGGTGGACGCCGTGGAGATCATCAACCGCATCGCCGGCCAGAAGATCGTGCAGGCGATCATCAACAAACCGGACGAAGAGTGGACGGACGTTGCGCTGGATAAGCTGCTGAGAGAAGCCAACGCCATGACGAAAGCCGTGGCGTATAAGCAGCGGATCGATGTACAGAACAAGGAGGACGTGGCGGCGGCTGCCGATGAGCTGAAGGCGGAGTTCTTCTCGGCCCTGGGCGCAGAGCATCCGGACCTTTACCGCCAACTGGTCCAGATTCTGGACCGGCGGACAAAGGAGGCGCGGCGCTGATGGACTGGTATGTGCTGCAGGTCATGACCGGCAGCGAACGGGATGTATGCACGGCACTGCGGCGCAAAGGCGTACAGGCTCGCGCCCCGGCCCAGCGGATGGATATCCGGCGGCGGGGTCAGTGGCAGACCGAGGAGCGGCTGCTGCTGCCGGGATATGTGTTCGTAGGCGCGGAATACACGGCGGCGCTTTTCCATCTCGTTTCCCCCGTCTCCGGTGTCATCCGGTGGCTGGGACTGGAGCACGGAGAGCCGCAGGCGCTGGACACACGGGAGGCGCTGCGGTGGCGGCTGGACAGTGACGAGACGCTGGAGCCCAGCCGGGTGCTGTTTCACACAGACGGTACGTGGCACGTGCTGGACGGGCCTTTGGCGGCGTTTGCAGGCTGCCCGGTGCGGATGGAGCGGCGGCAGCGCCGGGCGTATGTGACGGCGGAGCTGGGCGGCGTTGTTCGGCGGGTGCGGTTCGGCGTCGTCCCTGTGGACGGTGATGCGCAGTGAAGCGGAAGGACCCGCGGCGCGAACTGGCGCGGAAGCTCTCCGGTGCGAAGCTGAAAGAGCCGCCGGAGCTGTGTAAAAAATGCATCTGGGCAATGTGGGAGAGCGGCCGCCCCGTCTGCCCGTTTCCCCGCTGCGTGCGGAAAAGCAGCGGCCGTTGAAACGGAAATAAAGTTTTTTGCAAAGACGTATTTCAGGCTTTGCAAAACCATACAGGGAAACCGTGAGCAAACCGGGGTTGATACGTCCTCCGGAGCGTGACCGGCGGGCATAGAGAGATGAAAACCGGGCGGAAACGGCCGGATGGCGAAGCATGTCCGCTGAAAATCCACCCTCTATTCCCGCAAGGAGACGCGATACCCTCTACAATCGGCTGTAAGCCTTTGCAAAACGTTGCAAAAGCCCAGGGCGGCAAACTGTCCGTCTGGGGCATTTTTTGTCTTACAGGCCAAATTTGGGGCGCTGCGCGCGGCACCGGAAAGGAACAGATACACATGCGGACGAAAACAGAGAGTATCGCCGGCCTTTTGGAGGCCATTGGACGGGCAAAGCAGCAGAAGGATTTCAATATTTTAAAGGATTTAAAAGAGCTGCGCGGGAAGTTTGGAAAAGTACAAAAATGTGACTACCTCGCGCTGCTGAACAAGCTCATAGAAAAATACAGCACGGACGAAGCGGCAGTGATCCACGCGGCGCTGATGAAGAAGGCGCAGGCTGGGGACCTGGAGGCCATCCGGCTGTGGAATGAGCTGTCGAAGGAAAATCGGGACGTCGGCGAGGGGGTGCAGATCATTGTCGAAGCTCCTCGTAAATGAAAGAATATCCCCTGCATTCAGAGATTTGTTGTGGCAGATTCTGCACGAGCACCCGCATACGGTGGTGTGCAAGGGTGGGCGCGGGTCCACCAAATCCTCTTTTGTCGGCATCGCTCTCGTCATTCTCCTTCTGCAGCATCCGCAGTGCCACGCGGTGGTGCTGCGGAAAATAGCCAATACGCTGCGCAACAGCGTGTACGCGCAGATCCAGTGGGCCATCGGCGCGCTGGGCCTTCAGGACATGTTCCGGTGCACGGTGTCGCCCATGGAGATCACATATCTTCCCACAGGCCAGAAGATCCTTTTCTTCGGCCTGGACAAGCCGGAAAAGCTCAAATCCATCAAACTGCCGTTTGGATACATCGGCATCGACTGGTTTGAGGAGGCCGACCAGTTTTCCGGTGAGGCGGAGATCCGTAACGTCAAGCAGTCCACGCTGCGCGGCGGCGAGTTCGCCATGACGTTCCTGTCGTTCAACCCTCCGGCCGCGGCGCGCAACTGGGCAAACCGGTATGCGCGGGAAACGGAGCCGGGCAAGATCGTACACCACAGTACCTATCTTACCACACCACGGGACTGGCTGGGCCAAAGATTTTTCGATGACGCGGAATTTTTGAAGGAAACGAAGCCCACCTCTTACCGGCATGAGTATCTTGGCGAGGCCGTTGGCAACGGTACGCAGGTTTTCGACAACATCCGGCTGGAGCCCATCACGAAGGCACAGATCAACTCTTTCGGAGAAATTACCTCGGGCGTGGACTGGGGCTGGTACCCGGACCCGTGGGCATTCAATCGCATGTCCTACGACGCCGCCCGGCGCACGCTGTACATCTTCGACGAACTCACCCGGCGCAAGCTCAACAACTTTGAGACCGCGCGCCTGGTCCTGTCCCGTATCCCCGAAGGTGAGGACGTTATCGCCGATTCTGCGGAGAAAAAGAGCTGTGCGGACTACCGCGACTGCGGCATCCGGTGCTTTGAAGCCAATAAAGGACCCGGCAGCGTGAATCAGTCCATGAAGTGGCTGCAGGGACTTTCCGCTATCGTCATCGACCCTGTGCGCTGCCCGGATACGGCAAAAGAGTTCAGCGAATACGAATACGCGGTGGCGAAGGATGGCGAGGTCATACCCGGATACGTGGACGCGGACAACCACCACATCGACGGCGTGCGGTACGGCACCAACCGCATCTGGACACGGAGGGGCGCGTGATGGGGCGGCTGCGTGACTGGCTCGTGGGCAGGTATCTGCCCAACTGGGCCGTGCAGACGATCCTGGAAGAAAACAGACGGCTGCGCAGCCAGGCTGAGGAGCTGCGGCGGGAATACCGGACGCTGCGGGCGTATACGGACGGCCTGGAGCATGCCCTCCGGCACGGCATGCATGTTGAGATCAATGTAGAGGGAGGCGGTGCATATGCTGATCGGAGCGCTGAAGGCGCTGGCGGATAACAGCGTCGTAAATACGGCGCAGGGCTTCGGTTCGCCGGACGTCACCACGTCCGCCATGAACGCGGCCATCAAGGAGTGGTTCGGAACATATTTTCGTCAGGAAGCCGGAGATAAAAAAGACCCGTGCACGCGCCTTGCATATACCATCGTGCATAAGCTGGACAAGGGCGTTTTCGCTGAGTACAAATCGGATATCCTGGACAAAGAGAAAACGTCCAAGGGCGCATGGATGGACGCCAACCTGTCTTTGCTGGACCTGGCAAAAAGCGATATCATGCAGTGGATGCTGGTAGGCGGCGAAGTGTATGTCAAGCCGGTGCCCAGGACCGGGCCGGACGGGAAAACCGTGTTCCGCCCTCAGCCCATCCGGCGGAACAGGGCGGTCATCCTGGCCCGGGACGGCGATGGTCATATCACGAGCATCGGCACGGCGGAGGAAACGGCCAGCGGCGGGAAATATTACACGCTGCTGGAAAAGCGCACCGTGGACGCGGCCGGCTATCTCACCATTGAGAACAAGCTGTTTGAGTCGTCCGACCGCCATTCGCTCGGGATCCGCGTTTCGCTTACGCGTCTGGCACAGTACGAAGCGCTGCCGGACCGATATACCTATCCCCGCCCTGTGGGCGGGCTGGGGCTCGCGGTGCTGCGCGTGCCGCTGGTGAACTGTGTGGACGGCAGCGCGGATGCCGTGAGCATTTACGAGCCTGCCATGCAGGTCATCCAAAACATAGACCGCATGGAATACCTGCACGGCAGGGAGTTTGAACTGGGGCGCCACCGGATCGTGGCGCCGGGCGAGATGCTGCGCAGCGGCCCGGACGGTGAGCGGCGGCTTGAGGACAGCGTGTTCGAGAACATCGGACCGGCATTCACCAACGACCAGCAGCGCGCCGGGCTTACGGTGTTCAGCCCGGCTTTGCGGCAGGAGGCCTACGAAGCCCGGGCGCAGGAATATCTGCGGACCGTCGAGAATCTGATCGGCCTCAAGCGCGGCCTGCTGAGCGACGCCCAGGAGGTGGAGAAAACAGCGTTCGAGATCGCCAGCACGGCCGGTGACTACAACCTCAGCCTGCAGGACCTGCAGAGTGTGTGGTTCGACGGCGTGCGGGACTATCTGCGCATCTGCGATTCCCTTGGCCAGATGTACCGGTACTGCGACCAGAGCGCCTGGGACGTAACGGAGCAGCTGGCCATCACCTGGGGCAACGGTGTTTTGTACGACCCGGACAAAGAATGGCAGCAGGAGTGCGAGCTTGTACGCATGGGATATCTGCGGCCGGAGATCGCGCTGGGCCACCGGTATGACATGCCCTGTGAGACGGAGGAGGACTGGAAGGCGATCCGTGAGAAGTACATGCCGGACGCCAACGCCGAACCGTTGAACGAAGTGGAAAGGCTGCGCTAAATGTATGACGATGAAAAACTTGAGGAGCTGCGCAAGAGAGCCGCCGCGATCGCGGAGCCGATTTGGGAGACGCTGCTGCGTGATATCGTGCGGCGCGTGCGCGGCGCCGGCGGCATCACGTCCACGGCGGAATACCAGATCTACCGGGCCGAGCAGCTCGGCCTCGCTGAAAAGGCCATCAAGGCGGCGATTGCGGAGCAGCTGAAGATTTCAGACGCCGCCATCGACATGCTGTTCGAGGAGCTGAAGGACGAAACGGTCCTGTTCGAGGAAAATGCGGAGCTGCGCCAGCTGGTGGAAGCCTACGGCACGGTATCGAAAAAAGCATCTGCCGCGGACTATGAGGGGCTGTGGGCGCCTGGGCCAGACGGCAAGCTGTACACGGTGAAAGAAGCCTATGGCAAGATCATGGATTTTGCGTGGATGCAGACCGCCACGGGCACATATGACTTTCAGACCGCGGTCCGGGAGGCTACAAAAAAGCTGCTGGAACGGGGCCTGCGCGTCATTCCCGGCAAAGACGGGCGGAGCTACCGTCTTGAATATGCGGTGCGCAGCTACATCACGAACCGCATGGGCGAAATGTTCAACGCTGTGAATCAGATGAACTACGACGCCATTGGCGCAGACGGCTGGGAGATCAGCGCGCATCCTGCCCCGGCGCCTGACCATGCGCTCTATCAGGGCCGCCAATATTCGAAAGAAGAATATGACCGGATCAACAACAGCCTGGCCCGAAAATTCGGGTGGTGGAACTGCCGGCATCTTGTGTATCCCATCCGGCTGGGCGTCAGCCCGCGCGCATACAGCGATGAGCAGCTGCAGAAGTATCTGGACGACAACGAAAAAGGCGTCTGGTACAATGGGCAGCACTATACACTGAGCGGGGCCAGGGACCGCAAGCGTCAGCTGGAGAGCCTGATCAGCCAGACAAAATACGACATTCTCGCAGCCGAGGGCGATGAGCAGCTGCTGAAGGAGCGTCAGATCCGGCTGCAGAACCAGCGGCGGGAATACGAGCGGTTTTGCCGTGAGACCGGGCAGGAGCCGGAGAACTGGCGGACCATGGTGGCGGCCTTCGGACGCAGCGAGGCCAGCAAGGCCGCATGGGCGGCCAGAAAGCTGGGAATGGGCACGTCCACACTGCGTGCCAAAGATGCGATGCGCGTGCAGCTTTCTGCTCTTACCGAGGCGGAGCGGGCACAGCTTACGCAGTACACGGGGTTTGACGCAACGGCGATCAACAGCGCGATCCGGCACGGGCGCATCAACGCAGCGACGCGGGAAAAGATCGCCGTTCTGGACAGCGCGCTGGCTAAAGGCACGGTACCAAACAACATCACGCTGTACCGCGAGACTTCGCTGAGCTTTTTGGAATTTGACAATGGAGCGCAGCCTGATAAAAATACGATTGGAAATTTCATTGGGCAGACAATACCCAATCGCATATTTACTTCGACCAGCTTCCGGCAACTTGGACTACCGGGCCGCGACACAGTGATTGAGTTGCATGTGCCCGCTGGGTATCAGGGTGCTTTGTACATACGAGACCTTGCTCACCCGCAGTACAAGCTGCAGGATGAGGTCCTGTTCGCGCGCGGACTGAAGTACAGACTCCTTTCCGTTGACACGTCCGGTGATAAGGTATATATTAAAGCTGAGGTGATAAAGCCGTGAGCAACGAAGAGAAATTCAGCCCCTCCATGATGAGCCAGGATTGCTGGGGAATTGCTTCCGTACCTATGTGCAATGGCTGTAAGCTGTGGCACCGGGGCAAGCATTCCTGCAAAAAATACCCCCAAAAAATCCCGGAGGGTATCCGATTTGAGGAATACCACGAATGTCCGAATTTTGAGCTGATCGCGCCCGGCGAAATTAACTACAAATCCGTGAAAGCCAACATCGAGCGGCTGAAGAAATAG